ACCGCTCCTGGTCTTTGCAAGGCTGAAATAGGTCTGCTGCATCAATCCTATTTGAACGAGCAACAGATCCGCATCGATCAAATTATTTTTCGGCGGCTCCACCTGCTCTTGGATATCCTTTTTGCGAATAAAGAAATTAAATGCCATCCAATCTCCTCCTAGACTTCCACAAATTTTTTCTCTTTTGCACTCCACTTCAGCAGCACCAACGGAATTTGATAACGGAACATGAACATTTTGGCTTTGATTTTAAATTCAGGTGTCAGGAAACCTTTGATATCGACAACCTCTATCCGGCCATCGGTGTAGATCACTTCGAAGTCAGCCTTGTAGGTGATGGCTCGCACGATTCTGCCAGTCTGCGGATGCGCAAACCTATCTAGCAAGGTGAACGGCTTCTGCATGGAGAAATCTTCTACAAGGCCTGATTTTTTGAGTTTTTGAAGATGCTCATAATAGCGACCCTCTGCCTTGCTGTCGAATGTAATCCCATCGATCGTGACTTTTTTTGCTCCGTATTTACTCATCGGCATCCCCTTTCTTAAAACGGAAGGTCATCATCACCAATATCAATAGACTCACCAGCGCCACTGAATGGATCAGCTGATTGATTAAACTCGTCAAAACCTTGTTGCTTAGCCCGGTTGTTCGATTGACCGCTTGAATGATTAGAATTATCATTTTTCGCCTCCAGGAAGTGGAATTTTTCAACGACGACATCGGTCGTGTATATCCGCTGACCATCTTTTTCGTAGCTGCCTGTCTGGATCCGTCCGGCCACACTGATCAGCGAACCTTTCCGAAGGTTGTCCGCCATGACTTCCGCCGTCTTCCCCCATACCTGGCAATTTGGAAAGTCCGCTTGTTGCTCTCCGTTAGCATCTTTGAAATCTCGATTGACTGCTAAATTGAAGCGTGCGACTGCTTTGCCTGCTGGTGTATATCTCAAATCAAGCTCTTTGGTAACTCGTCCTACTAGCACAACATTATTGATCATAAGAATTCTCCTTCCAATACATCGGGCCTGAATCCGCTCCAACTTGTTTCCGGCTCAGCGTGGATCACTACAACCGGCACCGTTTGATAACCGATCTTCTTAAGCTTTTCAGCTGCTTCCTTGTTCTCGATGATATCCACCGTCTTATAATGAACACTGTGTTCATCAATCCACAACTTCGTTAGCTTGCATTGTTGGCATCTTTTTTTCGTGTAGAGCGTTACGTTTTTATGCAATTTTACAGACATGCATTCCCTCCTATTTCCCGTTCCCACTGATATAAATTAGATTCTTCCGTTCACCGTTATCATAGGTGCAACTGTTCCCTATACATTCAATCGGCATGGATATATCAATTAACTCTCCAAAAGGCGTCTTGCCGCGAAAATCCAATCTGACCTGAGTTTCATCGTTATACACGGCCAGCTTCCGCTTTAAATCCCCAACAGTAAGGATCCACCCATTGTATGTTTTGAGATTTGGTTCAGCGTGAAATTCTGATGCCAGGCTCAACTGCCGCTTTTCTTTCCCTGAGTCATATACGTCCCCGGCATGCGGTTCATCCGGAATCTGCTTCAGCACTTCTTCATCCCCTCGGAGAAGCAACTCCATTCCCGTTGCTTCCCGCCATTTATAACCTGTATATATAAGTTTCATCCCTCTACCTCCACCTCAAGCGTTTCCGGCAACTTGTCCATTTGCACGTACATTCTTGCGAAATTCAGCACCTCATCTATTTCGTGCTCCGTCAAGTCCCACTGTTCTTCGATGTACGCCCTGTCCTCGTCGCGGATGCCGACTGAAAGGAATTTCCGGACGTCACTTCTGCCGGAGAACAGCTGTAATGTGTTTATTTTTACTTTCATTGGTTGTCCCTCCCAATATATTCGATATCTTCAAAGCTTACGCGCCTCAAACAGTTCATGCGGGTGGCTACTAGGTACGCTTTTACGGATTTTTCATCCATTTGCCGAATGCCGACATCGAGATGCCCCTCATCAAAGACATAAGTTACACCGTAGTTGGCCTTAAACTCTCTCATTCCGCAGATGTAACCAACTTCCTCGATTGGTTCTTTTTTGAATTTGTCGAGGTGCATACAGTCGCCTACCATTTCATCAGACATCAGGTAGTCTTCGAGATCCGAAATCCCCATCCGCTCTAGCTGTTCCGTTTGGTTTTGCCTTTTCCAGTGATAATTTATCCGCACCTTATCGCCTAATTCGTATTTCATTCTTACGCCTCCCTCTTCTGACTGGTCTTCAGCCGTGCTATGCGTTCTTGAATTGCCCGCTGCTGATCCGGGTCAAGTGCTGTCTCCGTTACCGGTGCGGCATTTTCAGCCCATTCAGGCATTTTTTCTTTTTTCGATACATTACCTTTCTGCCTCTGTTTGTAAGCAACGTCTTGCGCTTCAGCATCCGCTACCGTCTTCACGTTCGTATTAGCCCAACTTCGCATGATCCCTTCGGCATACCTAAACCCTTTGTTATCTACAGCAGCCCTCCTCATGGCTTCAATGACCAACTCTTCTCCAAGGTCCGCTTCCCATTTCTCGACAGACTGGATCGCCATCGGATTGAGCATTCCGAAATTTTGCTCATAAATAGTGAATATATTAGCGGCTGCTGGAGGCTTGTTTTCTGGATTACTACTTTCCTCTACTTTAGTTTCCTTTACTTTAGTTTCCTTTACTTTACTTTGCGGATTAATGTTACCCATAACTACAGTAGTGCTGTGGTTTCCGGTGTCCGAAACCTCTGACTGTTCATGTTTCCGGTGTCCGAAACTATTTGGAGCAGGTTTGGTAGGTAAGTCTACTTTTCTTTTTTTGTAAACGTCGGACACATTGTCCACTAGGTTTTGGCACCAAAGGATTCCGACTTGAAGCAATTCATTGTCTATCGCTTCAAGCTTTCCCAGTAAATTTAGTATTTCGCGCGCCTTATCATCACTCACCCGCGTTTTAGCTACCAGAAACTCCCACTCACTCGGGTTTCTGGTGTCTATAACATGTCCGTCTGTAGTTGCTAATAGTTCCAGGGTTTTGAACCAAAATGCATATCCGTCATTACCGAATTGATTTTCGAGAATGAATATCGTCTTTCCGCTGTTAGCAATATGTGGGAAATAATCAACGGTTTGTTTCTTTGGCCTTGCCATTCATTTTCACCTCACAATCAAGAGGGGATTGATCCCCCTCTCGGTTAATCTTTCGGTTTGGTTGTTCTTTCTTCGAATAAAGATTCTTGTGCAGCCTCGTCTTCCAGATTGATGATTTCTCCATCTTCAGTGACGAATGTTCCTAGCTTATCTGGCACCTGGTCCGGCACCGCATCGAAATCCTCATCCGGCGTAATATCGCGGATATCCCCGGTTTCCTTATCGAGCGTTTGAACCGTTTCGTCCGTTGTGACAGCCTTTTGCATTTCGATGGATAAGATACCCCATTTGGAAAGAATGTTCCGGAGGATAGTCTTTTTGGCCATTGAGTCATAGTCTGTCTTCCAAACACCTGAGAGCTCTGTCTTATTCTTAGTTTTGTTGTTGCGAATGCGGTGTGCTTCCACTTCCTGCTTGGTCCAGTAGACGGTTTTCTCGAAGCCGTTCAGCAATTTGAAGTAGCCGACGTATCCGATCACGACATCAGACAGTTTTCCGTTCGGATCGAACTCAAATTTTTCAGTCAGACGGTTCCAGGAAAGTAACTCACCCTCATATACTTCGATGACGTTCAAGGCTTCATATTGGCCAGATCGTTGCGCCAGCTGAATGTAACCCTTATAGCCCAGGATGAATTGCCCTTTTTGCTTGTTGCCATCCTTGTAATCCCGGAACGGTACGATGTAGGCATAGCCAAGGTTTTTGTCTAACGGCAGGTCAAGTGTTGCGGCGGTCATCGCACAGGTGATGATGCTCATCGGTTCGCTTTGTGCTAGGTAGGAGTCATTGTTCACTAAACTGAGAACGGATGCCGTAAAGCCTTGCGATTTTTCTTTCAGCACATCCCGGAATTTCTCTTGCACTACCGGAGAATTCAGAAGTGATTTCAGGCCCAGCTGCTTTGCTTGTCCTGGTGCTTGGGTGCCGCTGTTTTGTAATTGGTTTTTCAAACTCGAATTCGTTGCCATGTTATTTGATCCCCTTTATTGTTAGTCTTCTTGATTGCGACGCATTCAGGTATTGCTCGTAAATGTCCGGCTGCTCTTTTTGTAGAGTCTTAGTATCCAGTCGGTTCGTTGTGACAGGCTTCCAGTAAATGAGGTTCGTTGGCGTGATGCCGATCTCCGCATCCGCCTCACCTAGTGCCAATTTGATCTGATTTTCATACAGGCTGATGGTTTCTTCAACGGTCTTCTTGGCGGCTTTGGCCTCGTTCAACAGAGAGATTGTTTCATCGAAGGAAGATGCCAGGGTGATTTCTTTCCCCCCTTCACTGGTGGCGTAGCGTTCCTTCAGGAAGTCCGTTGCCGCTTGGCTCCCATCAATCGGAGGCGCAACATTCTGCTTTACATTGACCTCCCAGAACGCAATCAGGCGCTCCTGAATGATGTCAATTAGTTCCTGGTCTCTATCTATTCGCTTCCACTGGAACTTCTGCCCGCCCACCAATACGGCGATATAGGCATACTCTTTATCCAAGACATTCAGATAATGCTGCACCTGGAAGATGTACTGATCTGGGATGTTCTCACCTTCCCATTTGTCGGACAGGAACATGCTTGCGGTTTTGCATTCGAGAATGGCGTTTTCTCCAACAACTTGTCTATCCACGTTTGCGCTCAAGAAGTCATATTTTGTATGGAAATACATGTGATTATCGTTCCGAACCTTAGCACCTGTACGTTTCGTAAATTCCTCCGCCACTGTCTTCTCGAACACATTCCCCCAATAAGCTGCCTCACTTGGATCCGATGCATCAATTTCAATCTGCCCCGTCTTGTCCAACCACAACTGGTAAGGACTCTTGTATTTGTTGAAGCCCAGGATTGTGGCTACATCGCTGCCGCCTATAGAGGTTCTTCTCAGCTGCAGCCAGTCTTCCCGGCTCATATTTTTGGTTGGGATTCTTTGTCTCATTCTCCTGCCACCATCACTTTCTGCGTTTCCTTAACGAACCGGGGAATATCATCCAAACGGACAAGCCCCATCTCCGTCTCCACGTATTCATCGCCTTCATAGATTTCATTTCCTTCCCAATCAGAACTAAACACCCTTGGTTCATCCGGTTCCAAAAATCGTTCAAAATTTGTTCTGTTCATGATATACTCACCTCATAAATGTTTTGTTTATCCACTGATTTTGCTTGCCGGCGATCAGTGGCTTTTTTTGTACCACGCTTGAAACCTCCGTTTGTACTCCGTTTTCGCATCTGCCAACGTCCGTTTGTTCTTGTCAGTTAAACTAGCGTAATGCGGCATTTCCAAAAATGAGCCATCTATGATATTTACCTGTAGGACCGGAACTGATCTGCCGTCAATTAATTCATAGACTTGTACAAAATTACGATCTGCCTTGCTTTGCTTGTGTGTGATCCCGCGTTTACCCAATACATTTGACAGTAATACTAAACTCATTGCATCGCTTCCCCTTCCAGAATCTCTAACTGTCTTTGTAACTTAACTGCTTTGTGTTCGAATGCGCGTGCCTTCCTTGCTGCTCTATCCGCATCTGCTTGATGCTTTGCTGCCGAAATCATCATGTCGCGATGGCAGTTTTCAGCCAACTCCATTTGTAGCAGCAATTCAAAATATTTTGCTTTGTCCATCTTTATCACCTCCCTATTAATCCTTGTTCTAACCCGCCGACGACCCCAAAAATTAGTAGAACGATACTAACCACTAGGACCGTGCCGATAATGCTGACCAACCTATCCTCAAACTCATTCGTAAAAACTTTCATCTCACAACCTCCAATGTTTCGATAGTATCTTCTTTTAATACCGGCTTTTTCGCGGATACGCGCCGGTTGTTTTCTTCAAGCAGTTCCTTGTATTTCTCTCCGTCTTTTTGGACACTTCGGATAAATCTGTCGATTTCGACATCCGTCACTTTTGCCTGCGGAAGGTATATCGGACGAATGGCCCCCGCATTTATCAATGCCCGTAAGCTGTGATAGGAGATATCCAGGATCTCGGCCGCTTCTTTTAAATTACATGCCCTCTTCGGCATCGCTGTGATTACTTCACTCATTACTGTTCCTCCTTCTCCCTGAACACGTCCAGACTAACTTCTAATGCATCTGCGATCTTGCACATCAGTTCGAAGCTAGGCTTCTTGATTCGGCCTTTTTTTAAGTCTGATACTGTGCCGGAATGAACCTTCATGCGTTTGGCTAGCTGCTCTTGGTTCAAACCCTTCTCCTTTAATATTTTTTCAACGGTCTCCCACATAGCCTTGCCTCCTAAATGCTATATATTGTGTATTCTGATTACATTTCCCGTATATATCTTGTATACTTAATTTGTAGGACTCGCCTTCGCCCGGAGTTTCCTGCAAATCTATGTATAAGAACCGAGGTGAAAAAAAATGACAAAAAATTACAGTTTAGGCAGCAGTTCTGATATGCGGCGTTTTGAAAAAGATTTAAAAAGCGCTGTTTACGAACAGGCAAGGAGTGCTCTTTCAGACCGTGAATTTGATGTTGAATGTCCTAAGTGCAATAAGGATATTCAGGTAAAAGCCGGTTTGAACAATTGCCCACATTGCAATGCAGAAATAGAATTCAATTTGAATTTTGATTAGGCTCAAATTCAAATCGGAAATTATTTATGCTGCCAAAAGTTTTAGTCAATTCCTCGACTTGTCCCGCGAGCTTCTGTACAAGTTCTTGGTACTCGTTGAGGTTTGTTTTTATGTTTACTGTAATTTCATGTTTTTCTTTCTCCATCCCTCTACCCCTCCATTTACTTCAGTTCATTGATACATTCAAACAGCGACTGGAATGCAGTGAGAAATTCTTCGGTGACTTCAAACAACTCGCTTGCTTCTCCGTCTTTTTCTTCAAAAACGTAAACCTTTCCGCTATCCCCATAATGTATGATGCTGATACTGTTATTCAGCTGCATCCCGATAGCTAGGGTCTCATTTGTTTCCGGATCAACGATGCTGCAATCACAGCAGTTTTCGATTGTTTGTTTTGCCAGTTCAATGAGCTTCATGGTAATACCTCCATTTTTTCTTGACTGTTACTAACTTCTAACTCTTTGAATTTCCTCAAAAAATACGCTTGGCCTTTTCCAGTAACCATTGGTGTGTAATCAGTTTCCATAATTCCGCTGTTTCGGAAATATGACGCTGGTTTCAACTCGAACAAACCAAGGTCCATTGCCTTCTGAGTAGGCATGTTTCGGCTGCTTCCATACCTTGTAATGAGATAGCCGTTTTCCCGCAACCAGTCGAACAGTCTATTTTGGCCAGTATTGAAGCCGTTCTGCTTCAATATCGTTGCCAGCTTCTTAACGGAAACGCTGTTCTGTGATACTTCCAGCATTTCTCCTACCAAGGCTTTCGGTCGCTGTGCCTCAATTGTCTGTTCAGCTTTCTTTCTGGCTTCCTGTTCTGATTTCAAACTGGAAAGCAATCCAATCATGAAATCGGGATTTCCGATTGCTTGCTCCAGGACGTTTTCAGTTGCGTAAGCGCCATGTTTTCGGATTGATGGAATTACCTCATGAGTTATCCAGCGTTGAAATTCTTTCGCTTCAGGCTTGCGACTAGAGAGTATTAGATTATATAAACCGTACTCGTTTACTATTGAAAAATTTCTGTTTCTGATGCCGTCGTTTAAAACGACGTCGTCTTTCTCATCGTCATCCAACCTACTTAATGCGTGCCGGTTGTTTGAAATTCCCAACACATCGCAAACGTCTTTTGCTACAAACCATGGTTCTCCGTCAACAACCTGCATCCGAACTTCCTGATTTTCGAAATCGAATATTTTCAGTTCATTCATGATCATTTCTCCTTTTTTGTTTTTACGGTCACCAACCGTGCGTTTCGTTATGAGTAGGAATATAATAGAGATATAGATAATCGTGTCTTTTTTAGACACTCACTTTGCAAAAAAAATTGAATCAACTTCTTGTGGCGTTAGATTGTAATAATCTTTTACAGCCTTAATTTCAGATTGCGTGAATTCAGAACCCTCCCACTCATTAATTTTCTTAGAAAGCGTTTCTTTTGTGCAGCCAACAACCTCAGATAAAGTCGCTAAAGTATCTCCGTTTAAAACCATCAGAGATTTAATTCTTCTTGTATCCAATTTCCTCACCTCTGTTCCATTTGTGTCTTTTTAGGACACCTTTATATTAGCATGGTGTTTGTGAGTCGTCAATCTAAAAGTGTCTTTTATTTCAACTTTTTTATTAGTTATTCGACATTAGTTGTGAAATGTGATAATTTAGATACATGTTATTGATAGGAGCGAATGATATGGATATGGGTGAAAGAATCAAATTTTTAAGAACTTCAAAGGGCTGGACACAGGAGGAGCTTGGCGAAAAGGTCGGGATGCAAAAATCAGCTATAGCAAAGTATGAAAAAGGAAACGTGGAGAATATGAAGCGATCTGTTATCAAGAAGATGAGCGAATTATTCGAGGTGTCTCCTTCATATTTGATGGCGCTGGACGAATTGGAGAATATCAGTCATATAAAGGAGGTTGTAAATATTCCAGTAATTGGGACGATAGCGTGTGGGGATCCGATAACGGCTGAACAGAATGTAGAGTACTACAAGAAAAGGAGTGTTGTTGATTTACCTAGTGGAGAGGTCTATTACTTGCAAGCAAAAGGCGACAGCATGGAACCAAAAATACCGGATCAATCTCTCGTCTTATGCCGTTATCAAAATGATGTAGAAAGCGGAGAAATAGCCGCAGTTTTAGTGAACGGCGATACTGAAGGTACTTTAAAGCGCGTAAGAAAAATGAATGGCATCATGCTTTTAGAGCCGATAAACGATGCTTATGAACCGATATTGGTCAATGAAAAAAATCCGGCCAGAATTATCGGAAAAGTAATGGAAATCGTTTCGAAGCCATAAAAAAATCCCTCACTCAAAAAGAGTAAGGGTTCATGCTATGATGCGATATGGTGCTCTCATTATAACAAACGTTAAATTAAAAGCAATATCTTTAATCGTTAAATATTTTTGTATTTATTAGTTTGTACTCATGCTAACGGCAGATTATTGCTGTAAATTACCAAACATCTAGGAGGAATGATCATGAAGAAACATCTATTGCTTATTGGACTGTGTACCTTCACGCTATTTGGTTGTAGTAATTCCAACGAAGAGAAGTCCTCATCGACTTCAGTATCCAGCGAAGTCGCATCAATGTTGGTTGATGATGTGCAGCAAGAGGATATTGATAAAATAAAATCAGCGTTAGAAGAAGGATTTTCAAGCTTTTCCGATATAACTTATTCAAATGCAACTAGGACATTTCATTTGACCCCGAAAGACGGTTTGTCAGAAACGGAAACACTAAAAAAAGTCGCGAATGATCCGAAGTATGCGGAACACGAAAAAACAATTAAAGATATGGCGAGTTCAGTGATTGAAATGTCAAATCTTATTGAAGACAAAATTGCACAAGATATCAGCATTGAGTTAGATAATCCGAACGAAAATGGGGAATCATTATTCATAGTTTCAAACGGACAAATTGAATATCCAATATTAACAAAATAACCCCACTCCCCTACTTTGGACGGTAAGGAGTGAGGGAATATATTATTTTAAATGCATAGAATCATAGAAAGGAGTTTTATTATGTCAAAACCTAATAATGAAACAAGAGGCGGACAAAATCCATTACCAAGTCGCCCACAACCTTTTAACCCAAGACCTTAATTATGATAAAAGAAAAATATTTTAATTCTTCTATCGAAATCCAAATAAATTTCTTTGGCATCATTTGGGTAATGTTCCCCATTGAACATCCTTAAGATATCTACTAATTCATATTTTTGTGTAATATGGAATGTGTCAAGCGCTAGTGATAAATTTATTGAATCTGTATTATCGCTAAACTTACTTAAATATCCACTTTCAATGAATTGATCATCGAAATCGAATACATACACCTGTGTGTGTGCATATTCTTTTCTATGAACCAGCATTTCATAAACTGTCTCTTGAGTTTTCAAAGGTAAATTGTGCTTTACTCTGAATTTTTCCATCTTACTCATAAAATATTTTATGATCATTGGATATATCCATCTGGTTAGTATGAAGATTACTACAATACTTATGGATAGTAATGTTATCACATCAATCATTTGCATCGTTTTAAATTGTAAAGGAGATTCTAAGTTACCTTTGTTCTCCACTAGTAACCAAACAAATAAAGAAACACCTACATTAATAAAAGACAAAAGAATTTGTATACTTCTCTTCTCTTCTTTAGCTCTATCCGAGTAGCTAAGAAAGCCAATTTGGTTTAGATACCAGTAGGAAAAAAAACCTGGAACACCTACTGTAAGCAAGGCAATAAAAAGTTCCATTAATAATTCACCATCCTCATCTGTTATATACTTAGCATAACAGAGTGCAATTTTTTAGCAATTAAAATCACCACTCTCACTGACAAAAGCGAAAGCGGTGTATCAGGAAGCCTTCCAGAAAGGCTTTTCTTTAACAAACAAAAAGAACATACGTTTGTATTTTGATAATAAAAATCCAAAAGGAGTGCTTTAAAATGAGAGGTACCATCCGAAAAAGAGGTAAGAATTATTATTACACCCTCGATCTCCCAAAAGTGGATGGCAAGCGGCGGCAGATCGAGCGATTCGGAGGACTCACTTACGAAGACGCGGAGAACGCCCTGCGCAAAGCCATCAACGAATTGAAAGACACTGGACGCTATAAAGATGTATCGAATATTTCGGTGCGGGATTTCTTTGAGTATTGGTACGAGAACTATGTTATGACAAATTTAAAATACAACACCCAGCAGAATTATCGCATGGTGATCGACAAGCACATCCTGCCCTACCTGGACAAATACTATCTCAGGGAAGTAGATCCATCTATCCTTCAGAACTTGGTCCATGAAGAGTTTCGGAAAGGCTACGCCCAGAAAACGATCAGCATTGTGACCTCCGTCCTGAAGAACGCTTTTCGTAAGGCTGTCTATCCGTATATGTTCCTGAAGGAAAATCCGATGGCTTATGTGGAATCGCCCCGCTTTGAAAAAAGGAAGTTGTCGAAAGATGAAATGAAGATCATCAGCCGGGAAGATTGGAGCAAACTGCGAATGGCAGTTCCGGAAGCAAGTGCGTTCTATATTCCGATGATGATTGCTTATTACACAGGCATGCGGCGCGGTGAAGTTTGCGCCCTGGAGTGGAAAAACGTGGATATGGAGGACAAAATCATTCATGTTGAAGCAACGATGATCCATAAAGGCGGAGAAATAGCAGTTACATCTCCCAAAACGGCATCCAGCTATCGAGAAATACCTTTTGGCGAGGCTTTATATGGAATTCTCAGGAAACATCAGAAACAGCAAAAAGAGAACCGCCTGCGTTATGGGCCGTTCTATAAAGAATCAAACTTTGTCTGCACCAAAGAAGACGGCGCGCCCGTTACCCCGAATTCCATCAAGTGGCACGTCGGCAAGGTTCGCGAAATCAGCGGCGTAGACTTCAACTTCCATTCTTTCCGGCATACGCACGGGACTATGTTGCTGGAGAACGGTGCAACGATCAAGGAAGTCCAGGTCCGCTTAGGACATTCACGCGCTGCGATCACATCGGACACCTACATCCATCTGACCAAAAAGAAAAAGCGAGACACGGCCGAATTATTCGACCGCATCTCGCAGGATTTCTGATGAACTTTTCACACATTTTTTAAATGATGTGTGAAAAATGTGTGAAAAATACTATTCTGAAGGATTGGAACGGGCTAGTAAGGTTGATACAACAACCTTCTAGTCCTCGTCCATCTTCAGCACGGCCATGAAGGCTTCTTGTAGACCACGCATATCAAGCAGAATCAATCAACTTCATATAGTTTCGGAAACACTTGATACCGCGCATTATTTTACGGAAGTAATTTATCGTTTTGATTCATATCGCATCACTAGAATTCAGTATATTATGGAAGAGATGTTGGAAAAATGTTGGAAAAGTTTGCTGACTTTGATAACAATCCTAAACAATTTGAAAAGGCAAAGATGTTGCGTGCGATCACTAATGAGGAATTGATAGAGTATTTGCTAGAATAAACTTAAAAAATTATCTTAGCTCATAGATAAAGATGACCATATTGAGATGGCTTGGAATCCGATTTTGATATGGTTTTCTTATTTATATTAGAATGCTTTTAAATTAACAATCCACTCAATATTGCTACAAGATTATTCTATATCAACTCCGAGTTGTTCAAGTTTATGTGTAACATTTTCTTGTAACTTACCAGCAACTAAGTTAAGAAATTCTCTGTATTTGCTGGTACCCCAATCTCCATTTTCAATTTCAATTTGATAAATTTGGTAAATAGCTGGCATTATTTCTAAATAAATTAGTAAGAATAAAAATGATGTGTGTTTTTCTATAGTAAATTCATCATAATCACCATCATATTCCTTAAGCAAAGTACTAATTGTATTTCTAGTGCTCAATATTAATTCAATATTCTCATGGTTTAAATATTCAATATCTATTTTTATCTGATTTAATAAACTACTCTCTAAGATGAAAGAAAGTGTACTAATAATATTCATAACACTTCGTCCATCAGCTGAAATTTTTGTCAGCTCATCTGCCGAATCGCCTTTGAACCCTTTTATAGTATCAATAACAATGGTTTTATCATTCTCATCTATAATTAAAGAGTTTTCTGACTTAAATACTTTACTTATTAACCAAACAAAAAAATCACTTTTAATATCAATATTATTTTCTTGTATTTCATTTTGCCCTGTATATCCAACTAGTATTCTTAAAACTCTTTTTGCATCTGAGTTACGATTTATAATATAATTTATACTAGTTCCATTAAAATAAACAATTATAAATCCAGTGTTTCTAGTTGTACGATCTTCAATTGATTCATTCCCAAAACGGATGAAATCAAATGAATAACTAATATAGTTAAATGTGATATTTCTACCACCAAACATTGCGGTTTGATTTTCCTCAAAATATTTAGTAGTGTGAATATTTATATATCTATCTAAGTTTTCTTTTGGGGAAATTATTTTGTTTATAACTTCTATAATATTTGTTGATTCGTTATCTTTCCATCTGGTTGTGGCCATATTTCCCTCCAACTATTAATTACTTTTCATAAAAATTCTGTTATTAACAACAAACTCGTTAAGCGGATTAGACATGCTAGTATCAGTATATTCTAATCTACATTCAACTTTATCTTCCCTATCAGTAGACTCAGATACATTTTTTAGTAAATCTAATTTAAATTTATATTTACTTATGACTCGTTCAGTGATTTCATCGTCTATCAAGCTACTCAAATTTAATTTACATACGTGTGGCCCTATTACCTCAATAACTGAATCTTCTATCGAATTTGGTTGTACTATAACCCAAGAGGGAAATACTATCAATATATTCATCTTTCTCAATGATTTTGGCATACAATATATTTCGATTTCTCCAAATATATATGCTGTGTCCAACGTAGGGAATGCACAAAAGACATCTTCTTTGTCAGTTTTTGATTTTTTTGAATTTGCAAGGGAAATATTTATTTTTGATATGTATTTATCTTGAATAATTCCTGAAATTAGTTGCCACGTTACCTCGAGAATAGATAAATAAAATGTAATGCCAAAAGAAAAAACATCATCATCAGGAATAAGAGATATTGCAGAAAAAAAATTAAAATATTTTACTAATATCAAACTTATAATTGTTAGAAAAATCGTCTTTAATAACGCAATTGTTTTTTTATACTTTAATAGCCTAGCGATCATAGAGAGACCTCAAAAACAGCTCTATATTTTTCGATTCTGACTCATAATTGTCTGCATCTATTTCAAATATACCATTCACTTGAAACATTATTCTACTACTTTTACCAGCTTCTGCACGTTTACACTTAAATTCCATTCTTTTGATATCGATAGAAGAATCATAAGAAAGAAAATCTATCTCACTAATCAATTCAGAAAAGTACCCTCTATCATCTTTAAGCAAATTTAAAATCTCATCAATTCTACTTCTTAAAGCCTCATCATCTTCCATAAATTCGATATTTGAAATTATACATTTACGATCTAAAAAATAGTGTTCTAATAACTTAACCATAATTTCTGATGTTAATATAAACTGAATAGTCTCATTCTCATAATTTCGTTTAATAAAAGCATAATAGTCTGTTTCAATAGATGGATTATAGGGGATTGTGACAATATCTTTTCCTCCGGATAAATATTTCACAAAAATTTTACCCATTTCTCTTTTCATATTTTTTCTCCTTACACAACAAAACATATTTGCTTAATTTTCCTACTTTTCATATACTTTTGCAAGTTTAATTAATAAAATATTTAAACATAGACGCCCCAAGCTTCAATAGAATAGGGCTTTTGTAATTCAATCAATATTCTACGTCTGCCCAATGCTGCTTGAGAACTGCTCCTGTACCAGAAACCTCATAAATCCCAATATGTCAAAAATATTGGGTATCAATGACCACGATATGGTTTCCTTTGTAACCTTTGATGATGAATTCCAAATCTGATGACGAGTTCTAAATCGGAAAATTTAGCAGGAAGCAAGAAACTAACCTCATAGCCAATTTTTACGAACTAAAAATGAGACTGGTTAACCTTGGGGGGATAAATACCAGCCTCACTTATACTATACGCATTTAAATGTATTTCATTTTTCATTTGCTATTTATCATTAGTTAGTGATAAAATGTAAGTTCATAGGTAGTTAACTCTACTTCTCCGCCCTAACGTTTACCATTCGTTAGGGCTCATTTTTTTATATACACGAACGACCCTATCTCTCTTAAGCGGCAGGGTCATTTTTTATGCAAAACGTTTCTCGATTACCGCTCCTTTGTCCGGATCAAAATAAATCCCGACACGGCCAAAATTTTCAAGCTCGACGATTAAAACTTTCCCGCCGTTGCGTTCCCCTAGCACGGTATAGGCTGACTCCCCGTTTGCGCCTTCTAAAGAAATTACGTCACCGGCAGTGTATGGCCCTTCCGTTGGGTATGTTGTCCAGTTTTTACCATTTGGAAGATGTAAAACGGAGGCGACAACAACTTTATCCTTTTGGATAGCCCGCTTATCGAGCCAGCCAACGCCTTTCGCATTCGCATACTCGCCTGATTCGTTTTCTTCGTAAAAATAGAATTTCTTCCCAACCTGCGCATCTGTTACACCCCAATTAATCATACCAGGCTCGCCCCACGGCTTGCTATCAATTGAATATCCGCCGCTGGTTACTGTCGCGTCATAGCTGACCGGCACGCGTGTTTGAATGATCGGAGCAGGAGCTGCGACTTGTGATGGTTGTGCCAAGGTTGCGCGGAACACGTCCATTTGTGCTTTTGTATATCCAGGACAAGCCGAATTATTATAAACTTCCCAGTGACCCTTAACCTTGCTTGCTGGCACGCTCAAGTCAGCCATGATTTTACGCGTCAGCCACTCACGTGCATCAATTTGCGCTTGTGAGTAATCATTGCCGTTTCCGGCCTCGACACTAATATGCAAGCAGTAACCGTTATTATTGTACACACCCCATGTAATTCGTTCATAATCATAGTTTTGCCAGATGTTACCATCGGCATCGATATAGAAGTGATAACCGCCTCGGTCCCAACCAAGCGTGTTTTTCCAATATTCTTCATGTCCAGTGATGAATTTTCGGACCTTGCGCATGACTGCCGAATAATGCCATACGATTGTTGTGATTGCCGATCGGTTACGGTCCTTGCTTTGGCCGCCCAACGCGGATGAACGTCTGTCATTAATTGTATAAGCCATCATTTTTCCTCCTTATTTCTGACCGGAAAATACTTGTCTTTTTTGGCTGCAATCTCATTATCCAACCAGTTAAGTAACCACATAGGGAAATGTTTTTCCCAGCCCAGGACTGCGAAATTTGCCACCAACGAATAAAAATTGTGATAGATGAAGGCAGCTGTGATAATCACAAAAATCACGCTTCCAGTATTGAACAAGAAATCAAAACCATATCCGGCTGCGCACATCCCGATGATGATCACGTCTCTGATCGCAGAGTCAATCGCCACCGAACTGGAATTTTTTTGAACTGGCGACTTTGTGGCCAGGCGACTGCCGACAATCCATTCCATGCCGATGACCCCGATTAGAATGCTGATTAATACAGTGTGATTCATGCTCCACTCTGATTTGAAAATCCACTGGGGGATAGCGATGGTCAAGCCACCCGATACCACCCCGAATATCCAAGAACCGTCCACGTTCATTTTCGAAAGCTGACCTTTTAGCAAATCCAATATTTCAGTCATTTTACACGCTCCTCATTGCATAATTAAAAGGCTGCCGATTTTTGCTCGACAGCCTTCTTTTGTATATTTTCACTATTTTGGTACTGCTTGTTTACAACCAATATACAGCTTAGGTTAAGATTTCGTCTCTGTTACTATCTTCTGCTTTTTCTCAGATGAAGACGGTTTACCACTTTCAATTTGATCAATTAATTCAAAAAAAAGGGTCTTCACATTACCTGCTTCTGTAGTAACCTTCACACCTTGCCCAGTTGTGTCAATACTCCTCGACATAGCAATTAAGTCTAATTTTTGTGTAATAGCATCAATTTCTTCTCTGTATCGATCTTTTAATTCACTCATTAAATCACCCTTTTCTCTATTGTGAAATTATTATATCATGAGTTGGCTTATTAAAATTACTTACTTTTAGCAAATCAAAAGAGGAACCAATCGGCTGCTCCAGGTTATGTAAAAGGCTGCCCGGATGGACAACCTTCTGAGTACATGATTCAATAAAATAATTATATTTTTAATCGAATCGAAATCATTAGAAATGAGTTATTAAAGCACTGCATATTTTTCTTGCCATCTTCTCTCTACCAGTCGCAATGGGATGAGTTCCGTCAGCGGTCGTAAAGAATTGCAGTCGGTTATACTTGTTTACCCCTAGCTCAAAATAGTTATCTAATACAGGAGTCTTAGTCTCTCTTGAAACTGAAATCGCATTTTCTACGAAATTGGGAAGAGTGTTACTAGCTGAGTTGTAGAATTTAGTATCGCTGTCCTCTTTAAATGTAGTGTCAGGGTTTGACCAGAATCTATATGTAGGTGTGCATACTAGAATCTTCAAATGAGGAAATGCTTCGTAAAGTCGGCGCAATGAATATCTCAACGCTCCGTTGAACTTAGTTGTGTCCTCTAAGTTGGATAAGTTCTCAAGTAACAATCCTGCAGTATAGTCATTCGTTCCATAAGCTACAGTTATATAGCCGATAGTACTAAAATCTATGGCCTTCAATCGCTCTAGCCTACTTGCAAAGTAGCTAGGAATAACGCCTGCGCCTGCAATGATGGCAGCGTCCTGAATTGAAAAGTCACGAGTAATTATCGCGTCGACTAATCGGTACATACTGAACGCATCCCAGAAGGTAGTATGCTGCGCCATTCGGCACCCACCGAAACCGACGTTTATTGAGGTACAATCTGCAATTGATGTTATAAATGAGCTAATACTGTCAGCGCCATCAAAGTTTCCAAAAATGCTGTCACCGAAGTTTACAATTTGCTCTCCCACGAGTGCTGGGTATGGGTAAGTGACTAACGACTCACCTACCTTTAGTTTGACCCAGTTGCTATACACTGAAGTTGACGGCCTAATTACTCGTCTCCATATATTTGTATAATCCAAGGTAGGAGCATACTCTGTGTACTCTTGAATGTAGAATGAGCCCATAGGTGTGACAGTTATGAATGCTGAAGTAGATGTGGCTTCAGCCGGTTGGTTAGCTATATATTCTTGACTTACCCAACTACCTTCAGTGGTTAGCTCATTCAAGTCTACAATACCAAAATCTGTAGGTACGCCGTTCCAACCGTAGTTACTATCAAGCATAGGTCTAGTCACTAAGTTATATAGACCTATAGTGTTTCTAGTCCACGCCTTTTCGCTGCCTAGGTTCTGTATGTCTAGCGCCCTAACCCATGAAACCGTCGGGTCATTAAGTTGCGAAATCGTCTGTAGAACCCACCTTGAGTCACTACCTACTACATTGACAATCAACCTACCTGAACCCATTGTAGAATAGTCTGCCGGAGCATTTACCATGTCGCCAATACATAGGTATGAGCCTGCAGTTAGAATAGTGCTCAAATCTGTTGAGGAATTTAGTTGTGACTTGTAGTCATAATTGCTAGATAATTTAGCTGCTGTTACTGAACCATTAGCTAGCTTTGCGTTTGTGATTGAACCGTCAGGTACTGCATCAGTCAGTAACTTCTTCCATGCGCCAAAAGTAGGTGCGCCTACTGGATTCAAGTCTATGCGACGAATATATTGTATAGCTGCGTCACTGTAGTCATATAGATTTTGAATAACCCATCGTTCGTTTGAAGTGTTAGATACTATGAATCCTGATGCGCCTGAAAATCCACTAGGTCTATTAAGCGGACTATTCAGAAACAAATACGTACCGGTATCAATAGCCGTGTTCAAGTCTCCTCCTGAAGCTCCATCAATGTTAGGTCTACTCGTGAATCCTCTACTCAAATGCGAACCAACTATCGAACGCGATGCAGGTTCAATTGCTTGATAAGCGCCCCCGTCCGTCCAAGCGGTATCATTCCAGAAATAACGGTGGAAGTTAGCAGCCTCTCCGATTGCAGTTCTTGCAAATGTTCCAGTCGTGCCAGTAGTTCCGGCGCTAAATACAGGAGCGGTTCTGGTCCCGACAGTAGTGGCTGTGAATGTTACAACTGATCCAGTACCTCCGGTTGTCCAGCCTGTGTAAACTGCAGCTCGGATTGCTGTGGCTACTAAAGCGGTTGTCGACTGTACTGCGGAGTCAACCGCTACTGTTTTGGCGACACCGTTGAGTGTGATGGTGATATTTCCGGCCGCTGTCGGAATTGCCGTTACCGTCAGCGTATCAACCTCGGCAATATTTCCAGCTACAATATGATCCCGAGTGTCACCTGTAGGATATGTTGATAGTAACGAAGCCATAGTCGGCATTGTTTCCCCTAGCCCGCGATTCAATAGATCCACTTGCGCTTCAACGGCCGCTACTGACTGTTCTGCAGCTGTAAGCCTCACTGGATAAGCCCCATCCAAAGCATCCGCCCGATCCTTAAAATCCTGCTCCACCACATCAATCCGCGCATTCCAGTCATTCACTTCCACGAGCGCATTCTCCAATGTGCTAAAACTAGTCTCGCCCTGTATTGCTTCTGGATTGATTGCGCTCTTTTTAACCAGGATGTTGAAATTATTTGATTCAATCGGTTGTCCAGTTGTTGGGACAAGCTGCAACGTACCTACCAAACGGCCATAATTTGACAACATGCCAGACGTGTAAGCAATTTCGAATATTCCTTCCGAAATATCAACAGCCTCGAAAGCATCCAAGCCGAACTTCGTTTCATCAATCGAACTCTGCCACCCTAGGTTTAGGGTGTATCCGGTCAAATCCTCAACGATACCGCCGTTTATTACTTTCACGCGCATCTTTCTACCGGCGCGTGCTTCTGGGTTTTCCTTCAACTTCTTCCCAACACGATCCCATAATATATCCGCATCTATTAAAAAATTCTCCAGTACCATTAAATCACTCCTTTTTCAATTAACAGAGCCTTCAGGTCCGCTAGTTCTTGTTTTGTTTCTGATAATTCGGCTGACAATTCTTGCGCACCCTTCCACAACAACGAATTCATCGCGTACAAATCGATCGTCTTGCCGCCGTCCGGGTTAATGACTTCAAGCGGAGCTTCCTGCACAATCAAGCCGATCCGCTTCAAGTCAACGCCTTCGATATCTTCGTTCAAGTAATACTCTCGGACCGCTGTTCCGTTTATCAGTTCTGTTGCATTACCGATATAGTCCTCGATGCATTTCTTGAACTCGAGTGAAGATGAAACATCAAACGACGAAGCCCAAACCGGATAATAGGCCGTTTGTTCCGGATTGCTGACATAGAACTTACCGGTACCGTTAGGAGATACCACAAGCCCGCGGTTACCGTCACGAGGCGTTTCCCATCGATCTGCATGATGATAGGTTGGATTATCAGGATCTGTTGTAATAAAATTCCTAGCGATGATGTCGCGCGGATTACCGCCCCAATCAACAACCCGCACCGATTCGCCGTTAGCTGTTCGCAGATAAAGATATTCACCGTTCGATTCTACCCGTGCACGAGCCGTATCCTCCGGAACGTTGCCGGTAACATCATCGAAGAAATCTATATATGTGATACCCCCGTGAAGCCGGATGGACGTATTCAGGTTTGTTCCTGTATTACCTGCCCCAGGAACTATTTTTAAACCTTCCGAGGTGTATTTTAAATGCCTAGTATTGGGACCGTTCTGAAAGAAGATTTCCCCCTGATCAAGTGCCAGTACGTCCCCAGTATCTGGATCAGTGAACTGCATTTTACCGGTTATCAGATTCAGCCACATATTGGCGCCGCTTAGCGTTCCGGTTGTGATGGCATTGGCATCGATGTTGATCGCTTGTATAGTCGAAAAATCAATCGTACCGGCTAACGCGCCTGCACTAGATTTCTGCAAAGCCCAGATGATGCCATCCCAGCGGTACATCTCAACGCCGCCGTCTCCGACTGGCTTGTACCACAAATCGTTGATGTTCGATGCGGTTGGTTCCGCGATGCCTGTAAAGATTTTTGTTTTTCCATCTGCAGCAATCCGCACGGTATTGAGGTTAGTAATTACCGTTTCAAGTTTTCCATCAACATTGGAGCTAATGCTTTGCGACAAGCTTGCTTTGGCTTTACCGATCACCAACTCGTCGTAACGGTCCAAGGAAACATCCCACACCGTTTTTATGACTTTGGCCTTCTGCCTGATGTCTAACTTTTCATAGTAGACTGTGATCTGATCGCACAAGTTGATTTCTTCGACCAATGCCAACGCTTTGTAGTCGAGTGTTTTAGATAGATCAACAAACTTGACGCTCAGGTTGACGTTTGGCACCCCGATACCATTCGCTTCGATATATTGCTGCGCGCGTTCCCTCAATTGTTCAACTGTCGTGATTTCGTCCTGTTGGAAATTGACCGTTTTAATTTTCCGGCGCGCGTACTTATCTGTGTGCTCGCTGTCGACAAAATATTCCGGCAATGTCAGCAAGCTTTCGTTGCCTTCCTCGTCCCGGATATTCGTATACGGATAAATGGATGTGTACGTGTTTGCGATTTCTTCTTCTTGCTCTAAATCAGTCAAGTTTTTGCCGTATGCAATCAAGGCACCGGAGTCATTTCCGCGGTTTGCGTAAAGCCCAATGTGGTAGTTGTCGAATCGATACTCCCCGCCGTAGCTGTCCAATATCGACCCCTCTATACCACCTAGGGCACGCCTTGCGTTCTCAACCTTGTCAATTGTCCATTGCCCGCTGCCGCTTGTTTGGATATCCGAAAAAGTCGTAAAGGGATGTTCATCGACTATGTTGTTTTGCCAGGTGCTCAAAGCTTGCGTTGCGTTGCCGCTGTAGCTAACTTCTGGCTTTAGCGGCAAGTCCTGAGACAAGTACGAAACATGCTCTGCGTATACCGTTATCATTCCGCCAGACGGCTTCGTGATGCGGATGACTTTGAACCGTTGCGCCTTTAAGCTATGGCTGGCATCTGCTTTAATCAGGCGATCGTTTTTAATCTCGTTGAACAATGAACCGTCAACCGGATATTTCATCACCAGTTCGAACTGTCCGTTCCGCTCTTCTGTTACTAAAGGAGATACCGCATCACGCAGCACGCCCAAGCCCAAATGGGTAAAGTCAGTTTCGTTGGCTTTGTATAAAATTGCATAACTCATACGACAGCCTCCCATCTAGGCGTTATTGTTACTTTGGTAGCGGCGCCTTCCCATGTTATGGCACTTTCGCCAGCTTCCAACACCGGGAACATCGGAGACAGACTGCCGTTCATTTTGTTAAACTGTGGCAACGTATCTTTATAAACGCTCATCATTTCAGAGTCAACCGTGATATAACCGTCAACAGCTATCAAAACAAGCCAGTCCACGCCATTTTTCTTTAGCGTGATATCTCCTTGCCCCTCTATATGAATTAAAGGCTTAGACGAGCGCATTTCGGGATTATATAAGGCAGTCCCGTTTGCTAAATCGATCGTTTCGCCACTCACTCGCCGCTTGTACGGTTTCAATCTGAATGTCAATACGGTTTTTCCGTAATTTTTAAGCGTTTCTGAAATTTTGAACTGCTCCGTGTACATGGCCAAATACTCATAATCCGGACTGCCGGAGAACCGTAATGGATACCAGCCAATATCATTTTTAAGCCATGCTGCTATCTCTGTCGCAATTTGTTCGATTGTGACGTTATCCGGCAATTTTAGCGTTATCGGAATAGAAAACGGCACACCTTTAAGCCTTTCGTTATCAATGGCGAGTTCGCCATCTCTTCCTAGCACTTCGACAAAATCAACATCCGCTTCCGGGGAAGTGAAGACTATTTCGTTTCGGATGTGCATGTGCATGTCCAGCGAATTCACACCCTTGTATTCAAAATTTGCGCTCATAGTCTACTCCCTTCCCTGCTCATTATCCAAGCGGATTCTTCCAAAATTTTCGGGATGTCCGAATCAGAATGATTTTCTATTTTTTCGATATGAATGACCGGGCGATTCTCATTCGTGATAACTTGCGATGCATCCACTGACCTGGAATTATTGTTGATCGTTGCATAGCCAGCGCTCATAGCAGTCATGCCGTTTAGGCCGAGAGCCATTTCAGGGCTGCCACCTTTAACTACGCCTGCGGAAATTCTGTTGATCTCTTCATAAACAGATGATGCGCTGCCTCGAATACCTTCTGCTAATCCTTCAGGTATCCATCGACCGACATCATCACGCATAACACGTGATGGTGAGTTGATTTTCAATGCCGCTTGCATCGTAGCTGCAACGCTGTTGGCGATACTTCTCGCAGTAGCTAATACAGACCCGGCGCCGGCCAATAACCCGCCATTTAATCCAGCCATTGCGTATAATCCGATAGAGCGCATGCTGTTTGGCAATCCGTTGTAGGATGCGATTATTTGCGATACACCGGCCATAGATTGTGCGCGCGCTTGGCTGAACATGCTGGCAATAGCTTGTAGGACTCTACTCGTGCCCGTATTAACGCCCAAAGCCAGACCTTCTGTGATAAATCCGCCCATGCCCTTGAATACACGAGATGGCGAATTGATTTCAAATGCGCTTTCCGCACCGTCAATCGTATCTTGTGCCATGTTTTCAGCAGATGTAACAACTTCTGCAGCACCTTCATCGATACCGCCACCCAAACCTGCCGCAACGTTTTTACCGATGCTGCCAAAGTCAGCCGCTTCTATTTCTTGCGCCATTGTCGCTTTGGCTTCCGTTACCAATCCCATCACGCTGTTTACAACCTCGTTATTTTCAACGCCTAACGACGTAGCCAACGCATCTGTTGCAACAGCCCCGCCATTTGCAAACGCTGTGCTCAGGCCTGCTAATTCCTCATCCGACGCACTAACCAACGCATTAACATATCCGGCTGATTCAGGTCCTGCTGTGCGTAACGTTTCGAGCAACCCTTCATCCACACCGCGTGCAGCTAAGATTGCGATGTTATCTGCCCAAGCGCCGATGACGCGTTGGTTTTCTTCCAAGTTCGCTGTCATTTCAGCAACTGTTAACTCGGATTCAGAACTCAACACATCAAACATGTTCGTTGCAGCGGCCTTGTAATCTTCCCAAGTCGCTTTCATACTCTCGACTGTAGCGGCTTGCGTTTCGCTCAAATCAGCAAAAGTGATGATCTGGTTGTCGACGGATTCCCGCGTTGCTGCATCGATCGCAGCCATGGATTCCGTAAATTTCGTTTCTGTGAGTTTTTGCTCTTCTCCCAATGCGAGAGTCGTGTCTTTTAATAATTGTTCTTGTGCATCAAGTTCAGCGATGGCTTCTTTGTGTTCCCGCGACTTGACAGATCCATCCGCCAGTTTTTGATTCCATTCTTCACGCAATACGTTTGTTTCTGCTAACTTTTGCTCCACTTCGGATTGCTCTTTGGAAATTTCTAACATGCGCTCCTGAGCGGCATTAGCGGTCTCTTGCTCTTTCAGCAAATCCACGCGTTGTTGCAAGTATTCACTGGACTGGTTCAACATGTCAGCTTCTTCTGAGTAGGCGAGATTCAAGCCATCCATGGATCCGTTCAATTGCTCAACGTAGGCGGACAACTCTTTCTTCTGCGCGCTTGTCTTGTCCTCAACGGCGTATAGTTCTTCAATTTTGGATATCAAGTCACTATTTGCATCTGCCGTCGCTTGGATGTTGTTTTGGTTCTTTTTGTACGTGTCCGCGCTACTTTCAACCGTTTCGGCAAGGGCTTCGTTCGCAGTTGCCAAGTCTTCGGTTTCGCTTGTTAATTTAGCTCCGTCTTCACTTGCCTTGTTCAACCACTTGACCAATGCGACACCTGCCGTTACCAGTGCACCAATACCAAGCACGACCCAACCAATCGGACCAGCGAGGAATTTCAAGGCGCCGGACAACACTAATACCGCTTTTGCTTTAAGAAGCGTTGCAGCAGTCGATAGCGTCAGGCTACCCGTTAGCAATCCGACCACGACATTTTTAGCCGTCAACGCGGACATGCTGGCCAAGTTAGCTGCCAGATATTTCGCTTGAACGGCATTATTAGCCAGTTCAGCAGTTGTTTTTGCAGTTGTCAAAGCGGTTATTTTCGCCGTAGTAGTTGCCATCGCTTCAAACGCGGCTTTCGTCGCATTGATTTGAGCGCTCACTTTGTTGATGAGTTGCAGCGCTGTATAAGCAGCTACCAGTCCCATGATTGCAGGCGTTAAAAATTCCACTACCGGCAGCACCGCTTGTACGCCATCCTTGAACGCGATGATATAAGGCGTTGCCTTTTCGATAGAGTCACCAATAGCGGCCATTGATGAGTTAATGATGGCCTTTAAGCTATCGATGTTTTGAGCGATTGTTTTGCCCGTTACCGCTTGTGTCATTTCATCAACTTTCGTGATTATGTTAGCGATATTTTTCGCAACCGCATTACGCAAGTTTCCGAAAGATGTTGCAATACCAGTGCTGTTTTCTTTCGCGAGATCCGCCAACATCCCAGTTCCGGTCCCCAATTCAATCAATTGGTTTTGGAAATCCCTGAATGTTATTTTTCCCTCTTTTAATGCGTTATATAACTCGCGTTGCGCTGTAGATCCGACAAATCCCATCGCTTCGGCTGTCTTTTGCAAAGCGAGCGGCATCGTTTCTTGCAACGTTTTCCAGGATTCCAAGTCGACTACGCCGCTGGATAACATTTGTGAATACTGATCCGTACCACGGCTCGCATCTGCCGCACTTGCCCCACTAGCCAAAAATGCGTTATTCAAGGCCAAAACTGTGTCTGTAGACGTCTCTAAATCTCCGGTTATTGAGGTGAATTGTTGCGTGCTGGCAACGACATCATCTAACTTTGTAGGAAGTCCGTCGATGCCGTCTGCTAGTTGCGTGATAGATTTCTTGGATTCTTCCGCGCTAAATCCCAAAGCGCCTAATACTTTCGGATATTTCTGCATGATGTCAAACCGCGAGATTGCGGCATCTAATGATTGCGCGATTACACTAAAGGCGGCGGATGCTATCTTCACCAAACCGAACGATAGCGCCATATCTTTCACGTTAGAAGTAGCTTTTACGGATTCCTCACCTACTCCACCGATTGACTTCTTCGTGTCGTCTAGCGGCTTCTTTGCGCCTTTCGCACTATCTCCAACGCTACCCAATCCTTTTTCGGTATCCTCTAGCGGCTTCTTGGCGTCCTTCGCGCTGTCTGCGACACTATCCAAACTTTTTTCCGCGACTTTTAACGGGGATCCAGAACCTTCAGCGCTTTTCGCTAATTTATCCAGTTCCGTTGTGGCGACTTTGATTTCTTTGCCATCTACTTCGATAGCAATACTTATTTTTCCATCTGACAATTATTCCACCTCCTCCTGGTCTTCTTCGAGGCTGTATATTTCCTGCAGTTCACTCATGCTCTTTTTGTATTCTTTGGATTCGTGTTTGGATGGTTCCCATGCTCGAATTTGGATGATGCGCTTGAATATCGTGTTCTCCGGCAATCCGTTCAACAGTGCCTGGAACTCATGCCAGTGCATCCGGCCTTGCTCCTCGAACAAATTAATCCGGTAAGCCTGTTGGAAGGAGGAGAAGATAAACTCTGCATCTTTTTCGATGTTGATTAGCTTCTTCATTTCCTTTTTCGGCATCGGATTACCTTGCAGGTCATAATCAGCAACCTCTTTATCGACAACTGATATATAGTTTTCAAATATGTCGTTCCAAATCTCAACGGCATCTTCTGGCGCAATCGTCGCCCTCTCTGGGTCCAAATGTTCGCCATCGAACAAATACATCAGGTTTAGTTTCGCCTTGTCATAATCGTTCAATTCTTCGTCTGATAGCACATCGAATATGTCCAGCACGTTATCAAAAGTTAAGTCAATCGGATAATCCATCCCGTTGTATTCGTAAGCATTTAAAAGCCTGTCATTCAGTCGCATTGTTATCGCCTACTTCTTGCTTGCTTTTTTCTTTAGATGGTCCGAAACCTTAACCGCTGACTTGTCTTGACGTTCCTTCTCCATGTTTTCCACTTTTTGAGCAACGGCTTGTCCGACTTGTTCAAGCACATCTTCAAGCGCCATGATGTCCGGATACTCTTCATAAACTTTCGTAAACGCCCCATCACCAAAAATCAAATCGTATTGGATCGCGATAAATTCTTTATTCACATTGAACGCATCATTGATGGTCTGTTCATCCATCGCTTTTACGGTTTCTTCGTTGATTTCATCCGGCAGCTTGATGTTTTTTGCCAGTTCTTTTGTCTGTTCAAGTCGCTCTTCCGCTAATTTGTCGATATTGAAGAAACGTTTTAGATTTTCAATCGAGCTGTCAAACCACAATTCAATTTCTCCGATTTTTACCGGGAAGCCTGTGCGTTTGATGCCAATTTTGATATCTGCCATTTTAGTTACCCCCTATAAAAAAAGAGGGAAGTGTCTCCACATCCCTCATCAGTCATCTATTTATCCCACTGGTGTTAAATCAGTCTCTGCGGGGATCGTGTCAAAACGAATGTTGCAGCTGAATGTCTCGTAAGCAACGGCATCCCCTGCGCCTGCAACGATTGCAGAAACAGTTGCGCGGCCGACCCACTCTTTATTGCCATCTGAGCGAACCACACGGTGCCAAATCTTACGGCCGTCGCCAATCTTATACTTCAAGTCGGCAATCAAAGCTTGTGCTGGGTCTTCTGGGTCGAAGTAGCCTTCTGGCGTGTATGCCTGTGCGATGGACGTTACTGTGACTTCTGCCGTGCCGTCACCATCGTAGAAACCTTCTTCTTCGGTAGCTTCTTGCGTATCATCTCCGATTGTGGAAATGTACTTAGCTAATTCCAACCAGCCTTCAGTTGTTGGTGCCGTTTCCGTGCCGCTAACGTATGGTGCTACATAATGTTTTCGTTCCGCGTTCTTTAATCTTGCCATTATTTGTCATCCTCCTTGGGGATATGTAGTTATTTGTGCTTGTACATCAAGCATGAATATGTAATTGCCTGTATCATCCAACTGATTAATAAAAGGCTTGTTTGTTATTGAAATGGAATCAAACGAAAAGGAACCATCCATGCTTTGCAGCACTTCAAGTTCCTCTAAGTGATTCTGAACAGCCCATAAGGTTGTGTGTATTTTCTCCTGATCGTTCGACTTCATCGCGAACTCATAGTTGAGTTGTTGGTCTTTTTCGCCGCTGTAAAACTCTTGCGTGACGCGCCCACCCGGAAGCGGGTAGAGACAAAACGATTCAGTCGATTTCAAATAGCCTAATTGACACATGATAGGCAACGCTTGGATATTATTGACACTACCAAGCAACCGCTGCATAAAGTCCATTACAATCCCGCTCCTTCCGTGAACGCCTTGACCCAATCACTCATAAACATTTTTTTTGCTTTCAAATCCCAACGCGGGCCAGTTCCCGGCGTAGTGTACCGCGAAAAGGTAACATCCCCATTTGTACCGTAATACTGCGGTCTCGCATAAGGTGTATTCCAAAGTATTTCGCTGCCGTCTAGCGCCAAGATAGCCGAGTTGCGTAGCCAACCATCACGCATAGGCACGAAATTCTCATTCATGTCCGCTAATGCCTGATTTGCCGCTGCTCTTCTGCCTGCCGTAATGTTCTGATCGGATAGCGTGCTAAAGGCTTCTTTTAAATCCACCTTGATCGTTACCATTACTTCACTTCCAATTCATAGCCGATGATTTCATCAGACATAAAATAGAGTGGGATAACTTTGACGATTGTGAAGTCTCTGCCTCTGAATTGGATAATTCCATCATTTTCGAATGACGGCAGTTCCAAATTGTATTTGCCAAACATCGTTATCAATGCGTTTGGCATGTCATTCGTCGCGTTTGTGCCGCCCCGATTGAAGTTGTAACCCTCATCCACGCGAGTGTTTGAAATCGTCGTAGGCGGGGATAAAGTAGGCTTTCCCCAATCATCTTCTGTGCCCTTTATGAGGTATTCAATTTCGTGAGGATAAGCCGTGATAGGTGGTAACCGCAATCTCATTCCATCACCCCTAGCCCTCGATACAACAGTCCGGTGCCACTCAACGCCAATATGGCATCTTCTGAAATGATGCTCGGCGCTTCGTTCCGTCCTGCATTCGAGTTTCTGGAAGCCTCTGACACGCTTGTGCGGCCGATTGACCACGTTTGCGGTGTATTCGCTTCATAGCTGCTTGTGGCGCCTGACAAGTACATGTATTCCACTTGTAACGCAACCGCCTTTTTAAACTTGTTACGTCGGAATGCGATGTCTTCTTCTAAATCATTCAATTGATAAAAATCGCGCGTTTGGCTATCTATGTACCCCGATGCCTTGGCAATCAGTTTCTCAAATTCGTTTGCCGGGAAATCCGCACAACCGAACTCGATGTATTCCGCATAAGTTAAGTAAGCCATCCAATCCCCTCCTCATAAAAAGAGAGGACTATTCAGCCCCCTCTTGATCAGTTTTATTATCTTGATCGTCCTTTTCTTCAATGCGTTCCAAAAATGTGTCGCCAAGGTTCTTTTTGACCTCATCCGCTCGCTTGACCGCCATTTCAATGACGGCCCCCTGTTTGTAGATTTCTTTCGTGTGGATATCACGAAACTTCTTTAATGCTTTAAATTTAGCCATTATGTTTTACCTCCGTTTTTAGCCTGCTGGGACTGCTACCAATTCAGCTTTCAAGATTGCTGGTTTGTTTTTTACTGGAATGTACTTGCCTAGTTTTCCGGCAGCTTGCAATGCAACGCCTGCAAAGTCTTCGGAGTCCATTGTACGTGCAACCGGAATCGCAACGCCCGCAACACCTACGTTGTCAGCTACAAAGTAAGCATTTTCACCTGTTTGGAACTTAGCATCTGGCAATTCAACCAATTCGAACCCTTTGAATTTGTACATTGTTTGATTGTCGATGTTTGCGGACGAATTTTTATCCGTTGTCGCAAGTTTAGAATCGATCAGGAAGTTGTAGATATCCGCAGAAACATAAGCAACCCAAGCGATCGCATTAGATACGCCGTTGTTCACGAAAGTCTTATGCGCTTCAGCAAAGGCAGAAGTTACGCCAGCTTCGCTTAGTTCCGTTTCAGTCAATGTTGCGGATGCGTTAGCCGATAGAGTTGCGCTCATGATGCCGTCATAGTGTGCTGCCCATGCGACTGCATGCAATGCCAAACGTTCTGCAACTACTTGCTCCGGAATATCGTTAACCGTGTAGCTATCGATACCTTCATGGATTGCCAATGGCGCATCAAATGCCACTTGTGTGTCAGTCGATTTCACTTCTTTACGCGCGCCGAAACGGTTCGTGCTGCCTGTGCCGGCTCCGAATGCCGTTGCTGCATCAGTCGAATAGGATTGGATTACAACGTCAGTGTCCGTGATTTTAAGGTTAAGGAAATTCGCGTCTGCCTCTGCCCCTTGAAGGACTTGGATCGTTCCGCCGAATGAACGCAAGAACGCTGATTTTTTTGCGAATAACTCTGGCAACATGCCTGCATATTGTTTTGTGTATAGTTTAATCGTCATTAGTTTTTTCTCTCCTGTTAACTAAATTTTTGTACCGCTGCTTGAAAAGCATCCGGTTGCTGGCCGCCTGCACCTTTAGGCGTTCCACCCAGTGTGATATTCGGCGCTTTTTCTTCTGGTGCTGCTTGCTGAAACAAAAACGCCTTGCTTTCTTTCAGTCCCGCCAATTGTTCCGTAAAGCCTTGCAGACCGCTCTCTGTTACCTTGATGGTATCTTTATCCAACAACCCGAGAATGATGCTCTCATCAAGCGGATTGGCTTCTTTAAGCGCCAACTTGATAGCGAAGTCTTTCTGTTGTTGCGATAACTTGGTTTCAGATTCCGTTTTGGCTTCGTCGAATTTAACTTGCATGTCTGCCAGTTGTTTCGTCAGATCGGTATTACCTTTGGCAGATTCTTTGAGTGTGTCCAGTTCCGTCTGATACGACGCTAACTGTTCCTCTGCCTGTTCTTTTTGTTGTTTCAACTTGGCGTAACGTTCATCAAGCTTTTCCTCACTTGCGAGGTAAATTTTTTCAGCCGGCATACCTGCCACAATTGCGGTTGCTTGTTCTTCCGTTAATCCCTTTGAAACTAAGTACGTTTTGAAATCCATTACTATTTCCCCCTATACGCTTTTGTACGAGTTTTGCATCTCTTAGTGGTGCGATTGTTCTTTAATGTCTGCAATCGCAAAAGACATAAAAATAGCCACTAATAACCTGAAAAGAATCCGGGTTGTCAGTGACTTGATAAATCAATTAAACAATGAGTTGAATATTTTTTCGAAAGCGCTACAATTAACTTTGAAAGTGAGGTGAAAATTATGGGATACAAACACATGATTATGATAGAGCACTTGGTTGAAACGATACTGAATAGTTTTTCTGCTAAGCAGTACAAGACTGTATTTAAAATAGAAAACAGTTTTTATTCAGGTAATTTTTTAAAGCAAGATGAATATCGTAGGGATTATGCCTACACTTATTCTCCGATTATGGGTCACAAGAAAGAAATAAATGTATTTAGTATTGATAACATCGATAAAAAACAAGAGGTTAGGTCTGCGTATTTCGAATTTGTCTTCGGTCCTAATAAAAATCCGTATAATAACAGCTTGGATAGCTACGCTTCGAATCCTGAAGCTGTTTTCCGTCACATCGTTGAATTCGCTTATCAGTATGAAAAGGATTTCTTGAATCCAAAAATTAATTTCGATTGTATTTATAACCTCGAGAACCTCGATACAAAAAGAAAATTTGATTTTTATTTATTATCAGACGAGAATATTACTCCGGTTTCAATCGTTGAAATCGATGAATAAATTCCATCCCATCTCATTATGAGGTGGGATATTTTCTATCTTCGATATATAACAGCTAGTCAGCAACTAGCTGGCAGATATGGACTACCCCTATCTAATGTGTACAGCTTGGGACATTGATCTTTGTCGCTTGGTGTATCATCATGAAAGGTTCTCACCTCCTTCAGTGCCTACTCGTGCACGAACTCCCTTGAATAATCACGATGCAGCAAGCCCTCATTGTCACTGATCAGTTTCCTCAGCGCGCCTTGGCGTTTGCGTATCAATTGATTGAAGTGCTCGATATCACTCTTGTTGCCGAGCGTTTCGGCTGCCTTTAGCGATTGCTTCGCCTTCCGCACTGCAACCTCCATCCGCCTTTGCTTGGCTACTATCTCAGCGTTCGCTTGTGCTTCCTTTGGCGGCAACGGCTCCGGCATGTTGTTCGTGTTGATGCCAGGAACGGCCGGATAGAAACGATGCGAGCAGTTAATACCTCGTGTTCCGTTTGGCGTTCCGTAGCCGTAATCGTAAATAGATTTGATGTACTGCAATTCGGCAGGCGCTTCGTCCGTCCTGACCATCAGCACCCAACCACCTTGGATGTGGCTGCACATCTCACGCGCGGCCGCATGTGTACTGACCAAAGCTGTCACAATGCCGTACTCTTTGGATCGCTCTAGCCGCAAGTCATTGAACACGCGTTGTGTCGTGGACTTGATAACCGTCCGCACATAGCGCTCAACGCTCCACGGATTGCCGCCTTTGTCGATAAAGTCCGTTTCTAAACCTTTATCCACCATCGCATAGACCGAACTCCTGAAGGCTTTATCTGGCGTTTGGAAGCCAGTCACAACCTTCGCAACAGTGTCATTCAGTGTTTGTTGGTACGCCTTAGCCAATGTGTTGTTGTAGTTCGTGCTGACGAGCGTTTGATTCACGTGATTATCCAAGTCCAGCCATTGGCTATCGAAGTAGCCATTAAGAATCTGATCAAGGTTGGTCCATGGCTTTACATCCGTATTCATCAGGTTAGCGAATTCTTGATTGGCAGCCGTCCCGATTTGATACCCATCTTTCAGTATCATCTCCTCTAACTGCTTCTTGCTCACGGACGCAGCTTGCTCTGCCAGTTCCGCAACTTTATCCATGTTCAGCATGCCTAGCTGGTTCAACTTCTCCAATTGCCACTGGAACACGGTATCTCCGTCCAATTCGACGCTTGTCTTTGCTTTGAGGGTCTTGATAAGCATCTGCATTATCTCGCTCTCAAGCGCAGCATAAGCGTCCTGAATGTATGCACCTTTTATATCTAATTGCCGTGGTGTGATAGCCATTTGCCTCACTCCCCGATGATGTCGTATGTCTTCTCGAATATACCAGGCTTGCATGGATAAAATTCACCATTTACGCCCTTGATAACATAATCTCCAACGCTAACTCTCATCTGACCCTCTAAAGTTTCTATATGCAACTCTATAACCTCGGAAGCGTAATGGTCTTGTTGGATATTCAGATAAGCACCTACAAAAGCTTTCACTTTGTGTTCGTTCTTACCGTCATATCTAACAAACTCAATTACAACCGGTTTCTTTCTAGCTTTCATTTACCTCACCCCTCAGTGGTTTCAATTAATACACATGCATCGAAAGGCAGTTTGCAACCCAATGAAACATGATTTCCAAAAATCCTCATAAATTCATGGGTTTGAAATGAAGCGTACCCTTCGTCATCCGTTTTTATAGACACATCATAACCACGCATTTTCGAATAACGCTCTTTCACAATGTTCTGCCCATCTTCAGTTAGCTTTACTTTAACGCGGTTATTGATGTTGTGTTCCACATACTTCATCATTCAACCTCCTCGGGCAGCCCCATATCGTTGAACATGCCCGTCGTGCGATTCGCTTGTTGCTGCATGCCGGACTGATATAGCGCCAACGCTTCTTCTTCCGGCAATTTAAGCACCTTCTCGAATACTTTTTCGATTGGGTAACCCAAGGTAACCAACTTCATGTAAAACGCAAGCTGTGCATCCTTATCTTGGAACGCGCCATCATCAAACGAAACACCGATATCATCGAAGGCAGGAATAACGCCGTTGTATACCTTCAGCGCCTTGCCTAATTCGCAGACGGAAACGACCAACTCTTTGATAAACTTATCGACTTCTGTAATCTGCATCGATCGCGTTTTATAAGTTTGAGAGTTCTCGCTCACGACCTCCGTAGCCGTCTTCGTGCTTCTCACGCCGTTTGCATCAAACGTGAATGTCCCGGCAGATAGCCCAACTTCCATCTCCAACGTTTTGAGATGGTAATTAATCGCGGAAATGTATTCCGGCGTGCGGATTTCGCTCGTCAAGTCGTTGATGGTCATATCATCCAGGTTAGCACCCGGGATAATCTGGAAGATGTCTTCTTCCTCGTCAAAGTACTGCTCCACGCGTCCGGTTTCTCTGTCCACAGTGCTGTTCATCAGCATCTCGCTGATTGCCACGCGCCGTTTGCCCTTTTTAATCTCCTGGTCAAACTCGTCATACGTGCGATTAATCCGATCAAGCGTGTGCCGTGCGTTATCGCATACACCTAGCCCAAGCGGAGAATACGGATTGATGTTGTTAAATCCACTCGGCTTCAGGTAAGCGAATATCGGGCGGGTCAAATTGTTGAAGAACGTTTCTTCTTCGAGATCCTCGTACAACTCACTCAGCGGCACGCGAACCCCGACAGCTTCCTCGCGTTCCGATCGGTACAGTTCGTTCGTGACGACATAGCGACCTCCATCCCACTCATGAAACTCCAACAACGTGTAATAGATCGTCCGCTTTCCGTCTACTCTCGTCGTGGTAAATGGAATCGCGCACTCGCTGATGTTGTTAGTATTGCTTTCGAGCGGGTAGAAGGCATCTGCCAACGCCCAGGAGAACTCAATTTGGTTTGTGTCTGTATCCAGATACGGGCGGCACGCAAGTCCACCAAGCGCAAACATCGGCTCCAGATACTTGCTGAAATTCTTTTTAAAATCATTGTGTTCGAACACCGCGCCAATAAAGTCAGCTGCAGGACCGTCCACTTCGATTTCGCATTGCTCGTTAAAAACAACCGATGCATATTCGTTCGCGACCTTCTTCAGCATATTAATCGTTGATGGCTCACGCTCAACCATATTCTTGTTGCTGTTCTTATACTTGATATTCGGATGCGCGCCCTCGTAATACAGCAACGAGCGATTGATCCGCGCGTATTCCTTTTTGTCCCCATTAATCTTTGGGTGGTCCAATACCGTCTCCAATGTGCTTACCATTCCCACTTTCGCACCTCCTCGCCTAAATAAACTTTTGATTCTGTCTATAAAACGCATGCCGCACCTCCTCTATACACGTAAACCCCAACGGCTCGCCATCGTAACTACCAAATACTGTGCGGCATCGCACGTGTGATCATCAATCTTGATGACTTCCGGATTCTCAGTGTGTACCGTTTTTTCATCCCACATGTACTTGCGGTGTTCGTCGACAAATATCTCGTTGTTTTTGTTATTCAAATAATACAATCGCCCTTGCGCCATTAAATCGTGCATTGAGTCAATCATCACAACTTTTTTCTTCTTGTTGACCGGATGCAACCGCACCTTGTAATCCAGATAGTATTGGTTACGCAATGCGCCCTCGGCTGAGTCAATCAATTCCAACTCAATCGGCTTGCCCCAGCGCTTGCTTGTGTTCGTCACAAACGCGTTCAAGTCTTTCGACATCTGACTAGGCGCCTTTTTGTTAACCTTTCCCATCGGCGAGTAATAACTCGTATCCAGCAAGATGACGTTTTGTTTGTTCGTGTACCCAACGCACAACGTGGCAGTGGCCGAAACCTGATGCCCGCTATCTGTCGAATAGGCGAGATATACGATGTACTCATCATCAGGCAGCTTGTCCAACGGCTGCAGCAGATTGGCATTATAAACATTCGTTCCTAGCCCTACCGACTCACCCAAATAGATATAGCGGTAATAGTCATAGTCATTACGCTTAATCCGCTCGATATCGTCCAGCATTTGAGCTGTCACGAAGCCTAACTCATCATCCAGATAACTTGATTCATGAACGAGATAATCGTCCTCAGCCTTCATTTTTTCGGCCCATTCGTTTATCCATTCGTATGGATTGCGTGGCGGGTTATATGACCAGAAGAAACGGACCATGTCAGCCCGCGGATGCACCTGCCTCATAAACGTCACGTTCGTTTGGTCAAATTCTTCCTCACTCTTGAACTCAGCGGCTTCCTCATACCAGACCGCGATTAAGTTCCCGATATCATTTGATTTCAATTTACTGAAATCATCCTGACCGTAGAAGTAGAATGTCGACCCAGTCCCCTTGTGCTTTATCTTGAACGGCGATACTGTACAATCAAACTCATCAAGGATAAGGAATTTGCCCAATGCCCATTGAATCTTCCGGAACACGGAATCGCGAATCGTATTGCCGACTTTCCTGATCACAACGATGTTCGCTTTTTCGCCGATCTGAATATACAAGATCATCATGAACGCCAACAGCAGCGCTATCACGGAGGACTTAAACGAGTTACGCCCACCCTTTAAAATGTTAAACGGCTTGTCCGTTGTCCACACGGATTGGAAGTTCGGGTTAACCTCTTTGGTTATGTCAATCTGGTTTGGGTCCATACGGCACCCCCCACGGATTGTTGATGATTATCTGCTTGCCGCTATTTCCGTCACCAAGACGCTTCTGCAGCTCCTGCATCGCCTTCTGTTTGTCGTACAGTTTGATGACTGGTCCATCTCGGCCCATCTTAATCTCTTGTATCAAGCTGCCATCAACCTCAGACGCATCTTTGAATCGTACAAAGTTCTTGATATCCTCACGGAAATTCCCCTCGTCATCGATTGATGCGACCGTCTCTGTCCCGAACTCAACAAAATCGGAGACATCAGCAAAGGCCTGGCGGGCCCAGTGTTCATCGATGTCAGTCGCCTGTATGAATAGCTGTTCATTCTTGGCCTCTTTCAGCTCAGCTAAACGTTCCTGAATCTTGATTTCACCAAACTTGCGGGACCCTAGTTCCATAGCTGATTTATAGGTAACGTCTGGCCTAGCCTTCTGGTATGCCTTTGTCTTATTGAAACACTTCAGGTACTCAAGACAGAAGATTTCTTCCCAATCCTCCAGATCAGTTTCTTGCAAAATCTCTTTCGCTTTGGGCGCTATTTTTTTGTGTGCACCCTTTTCGATTTTGTGTGCACCCTTTTTCGCACCGTCTCGGCTCCACCCATCACGTTGCTTCCATGACTTCACGGTATTGATGGACACACCATATTTCTCAGCTATGTCCTTGTACTTCATCCCGGCTAGGTAATCACGTTGCGCCTCTTCTCTTTTGTCCACCAACCAATCTCACCACCTCCTAATTTTATTAATAAAAAAAAGACCTCGAATGAGGTCTAACAAACAGGGCCATTCATGATATTTGCTTACAATTAAGGCATTTATACTTTCCTTGCCTCGTTTCCATACCAATCGTGGTCACTTTCTTTCTAACTAATTTATTATCTACATCCCAGCATCGAGTACAGTAAGGTCCTTCACCCTTTCGAAAGTAGGACTCCTCTTTATACTCTAATTCACTACCAATCTGATCGTTTCTCTCTGCTTCTTCCAGTTGAATCCTCAATTCTCTATTTTCATCATAGAGATCATATACTGCTGCTTGAATTTCGAGTAGCTTTGACAGCAATTGTAAATCATTTGCTCCCGTCGCTATATTTCTTGCATCTTTTAACATTTCTTTAATATCGCTATACCCCATTGATGCACCACCTTTAATATCGTTTACAATATTATACCAAAAACCCCACACAAATGTGCGGGGTAAATAAATAAAAAGGAGATTGCGGAGTCTGTTTTTTCGCAGACCCCTTCAAAGACAGTATATACCTTTTTAGTTCACCTTTCGTCCACTCTTTTTCCGCTTGCCTGCAATACATAGGCATCAATTCCGAAGAGGACAACGGAAAACTCTTCAATGGCCTTCTTCAAGTCTTTATATAAAGTCGTCTTTTCGACGCCGTAGCGTTCCATCAACGTTGTTGGATTTTCGTAATCAGGTTTTAGGTACATATCACGAAGAACCTTATGCCTGCGGTTTGCGACTTCTCCGCCTCGCTCTGCCAATGATTTGTATGCCAGTAGCATGGCATCGATATAATCCATGATCATTTTTGTTTTCTGCTTGGACTTCATGACCTCTTTCAGATTCAGGTCAATGTGTTCCAGCAATCCCATATCAATCTCTTGATGTATGATTCCAATTTGCTCCGGCAAGTTCTCGCAATGCGCGCTCAGCTTGCGGTAATTTTTCACGAGGAGTTCGGTATTTCGAAACCGTCGATCATGTTGTTCCTTGGAAGCGATACTCTCTTGTTTCTTCTGCTCTCTCAGCACCGTTGTTGTAATAACTTCAATCCATTTTTCTGGTATTTGTTCCGTCAATTACATCCACCTCTTTCTGCATATTCGAACGTGTACCCTTTCACGCTCCTGCGTTCTCCGCGTAGACACTTGTAAATAGAATCCCGCTTACTGTTGACACATGCCTCCGCCTCGCAAATGCGCTGCGCAGTCATCACAAGCACGCCATCTTTAAATATGTGAATGGGCTTAATTTTGCGCTCGTAGCCGCTAATCTTTTTGCCTACTTCTACCCCAGCGAGTGCGTGCAACTTTATGATGCGGATATCGTCATTCGGCAGCAGTTCCCATTTTTCGGGCAGTTCCTCCAGATAATCATAAAATTCGTTTGAGAATGCCACATCAGTCACCCGCCTTCTTCGGAGTGATCAGCGAACTTCCCTTTCCCCCAGGGCCAAAGTAGTTGTACAGAACGATTTCCAGAAGCTCTATGCGATCGTCCGTTGTTTGTTTGGCATACAAATGTCTGTTGTACTTGTAAGTCCTTTTGCTAAGGGAATAAACGCGCATGCCATCCATGTAAATCCCATACACACCGTTATTGCATTTCATCGTCAAGCCAAGCTCAAAAACTTTCTCCTGAAACTGACCCATCATTTTGTTATGTTCTTCTTCCGGCAATGTGAGCTTCCTCCTCTTTATGTATGCAGGTAATTTCATTTGGCTACCTCAGTATCTTTCATGTCCCTGATCATCGCTTCGATGTCCTTGAGCGCCCGGCAGTATCCTCTCGGTTCGCCTTTACCGCTCCTGGTCTTTGCAAGGCTGAAATAGGTCTGCTGCATCAATCCTATTTGAACGAGCAACAGATCCGCATCGATCAAATTATTTTTCGGCGGCTC